CCATTAATGCAGTGGAGATGGCATATACTACGTCGGAAATTCTGGCATCTGGTGGGGCAATCCGAAATATGGATCGCAGAGTTTTGGTCAAGCCAGTCACCGGTCTGGATATTGAGGATGCAAGTGGTGATTCAATCACTATTGGCAGTCGGACTTATAGTGTGCTGTCTATTGATAGGGGCATGCTTGGCGATACTGAATTGGTTTGGGATTGCCAATGCAGATGAGCATAAAAATGAAAGGGGATATAAACCGGAAGGACATTGATAAGTGGTTCCGGATTATCACTTTGGGGCTTTATCGTGATGTTATTGTTGGAACGCCAGTTGATACAGGACGGGCAAGGGCTAATTGGCAACTGGCTATTGGTACGGCTCCCAGAGGTACAGTAAATGCTACAGATCCTGCTAAAGGTGATTCGGGCAGATCTGCTTCTGAAGTGAGAAAGGGGGGCTTGAAGGTTGGAAGAAAACAAGCTGGAACTTCTGTTTTTATTGCTAACAATTTGGCTTATATCGGAAGATTGGAAGAAGGCCATAGTAAACAAAATTCAAAATGGGTAGATAATGCTCTGAAAAGGGCTGAGGCCAGAATAGTGGCTGTAGATAGCCTATAAGGATGCTCAGATCGCTCCCTAAAGAAAGAAAAGGACACAAGGTATATAAGACCATACGGTAAAAAATGACGACACCTTCACAGGCGATTTCAAAACATTTCTCTGATAATTGGAGTCATACCGCAATCAGTTGGGCAAACTTCAATGCTTTTTTTGATGCCGGTAAAACAAGAAGTGGATATACAAATAATGAATTATGGGTTGAACCGAAAGTTGAGTTCATTGATTCATTCGGTCAAATAACAAATCCCACTTCATTTGCTAAGAATGTGGAACATTATTTATTCCAAGTGAATATAGTTGGGAAAAGAGATTCAGGAACTAGCGCTTTCTCTGCGAGAGCCGCTAATTTGGTAACACTTTATAATCGGACATCAATTACTCAGAATTCAGTGAAAATGTATTTTCAAGAAGGCGAAGTGCATGATGGATTTGTAAGAGAAGATGATTATTGGGAAGTTCGCTTTATGTCTATTTTTGGAGTATCAGTTTAATGGCAGATCATTTAAGAAATCAGATTAGGGATCGAGTGGCAACTCAGTTGTCAGGATTGACGACCACAGGAACTAATATTTATCAGACGCCAGTTGTTACACCCGAAGATCAGACATTACCCGGATTGGCAATTTATATTACCAATGAGGTTACTGGTGAAACTGCCACCATGGGGCATATTGATCGAGAATGTGAATTGCATATTGATGGTTATGTGGAAGCGAGTGCTAGTATTTTGGATACGTTGGATTTGATTTCAAAAGAGGTCGAAGTGCAGATGCAATCAAGTTCTGGAAGTCCTGTTAGTGCTTTAGTTGAGCAATATTATTTAGTGAGTACAGATATTGAGATTAGGGATGTTGATACAAGACCAGTTGGAGTTGTTTTGATGACTTATTATTTAAGGTATCGAACAACCCCCTCTGCACCTGACGTAAAAGCATAAGGAGTAAATATGAAAGTAAAATTAAAAAAGAATTTGAATGTTAAGGAACATGGCCTTATGGGTAGAGCCGGTGACGAAATATTGGTTTCGCAAAATGAAGCTCGACTCCTTTTAAGGCGTGGTTTGGTAACTTCGGAAGATGAAGTGCCAAATGTTGTTGAGGAAGTGGAAGAAGTTGTGGAAACTTTAGAATCTCCTCCTGAGGAGCCACCTAAGGCTCGTAAATCTCGCAAGAAGAATAGCGAATAATTAATTAATAATTGAAAGGAATATTATGGCTACTATTAAAGGCATCAATGGTGCGGTAAAGGCAATCACCACTGGTGGCACCCTCGCCGCAATTACAGAACTAAAATCGTGGTCAGTAGAAGAAACAGTAGACACATTGGAAGACAGTGTAATGGGTGATTCTACTAAGACTTTTGCTACTACTTTAAAAAGTTGGACAGCCACAATGGAGTTGAATCTTGATCCGGCTCATGCAGTTCATCAAGATTTATTAATTGGTGAGACTGTGGATGTTGAATTCTATCCTAACGGTACTGGAAACAGTACAAAGTTTGCTGGTACAGGGATTGTTACTTCTCACAGTAGAAGTGGCACAATGGCAGACATGGTTGGATCTTCTGTTTCCTTACAGGGAAGTGGAGCATTAACTGTTACTCCGTAGGTGATGTATGGGAATTTTAGATAGAGCAGAAGCGGATTACCGTACGAAACTTAGTGGTAAATTAAGTTCAATGGATGTACCGGAGTGGGGTGAAAATGGCACTCCACTCAAGGTATATTGGAAACCTTTAATCAATTTTAAATCTCAGGAAAAAATCTTTTCTTTAGTTCAGGCTGGAAAGACAAGCGAAGCAGTTTGTCAGACTTTGATTACTAGGGCATTAGATGAAGAAGGGAGTCCTCTTTTTCAACAACATGAATTGGAAAAGTTGATGAGGTTTACTGATCCAAATATTATTTCGCGAATCGTCACTGCCATGAGTCCGGAAGAAGATGATGATGCGATTGATAAGATAAAAAAAAATTAGCAAAAGATAAGGATTTTTTTGTCCTTATGAATATTGCTGAGAAGTTGGGCAAGACCTTGGAAGAAGCCATGGAAATGTCAACCGTTGAATTCCAACTTTGGGTTGCTTTTTATGAACTCAAAAATGAATTAGCAGAAGAAATGTCCAAGAGAAAATAATGGCACAGAAGAAAACCATAACGATTGAAGCCAAAGATAATACCAAAGTTGCTTTCAATGGTGTCAAAAAGAACCTGAAAGGGATGGAGACTTCGGTAGATAAAACGAAGCGTTCCATGGATGGTTTGAAAGGAGCTATTAAGGGGGCTTTAGGTGCATTGACTGTTGGTGCGTTTGTTCAGGCCACTAGGAGCACATTAAATTATGCTGATGCTCTTGGAAAGACTTCTGCAAGGTTAGGGGTAACTACTAAGAATTTACAGACGTTGAGATTCGCGGCTACGCAATCGGGAATGACTACCGAAGCGTTGGAAATGTCAATGCAAAGATTCACTAGGCGGTTGGCAGAAGCTGGACGTGGAACAGGGGTTCTGAAAGATACTTTCAAAGATTTGGGAATGTCAATTAGGAATGCCGATGGTACGTTAAAGTCGGCTGAGACTATGCTTGGTGAAGTTGCCGATATGATGGCCACTATTCCAGACCAAGGTGAAAGGGTTAGATTAGCTTTCCAGATGTTTGATTCTGAAGGTGTGAAAATGGTTAACATGCTACAGAATGGCTCTGGTGCTTTGGAGGATATGCAACAGAAACTTATAGATACAGGTGCGATTCTCAATGATGATTTTATTAAGGCTTCAGAGGATGCAAATGACGCTATAGATTTATTACAAAATCAAATTAAGACTGCCTTTGGTCAAGCAATTTCTGGATTAGCGGTGCCATTAAAAACTACGGCTCAACTTCTTGGTGAATTTATTGTGCTTGCGAAAGAACATCCTACAGTCACTAAAATGGCATCAGCTGTTGTGGCTCTTGGTGTGGCCACAGCTATGTTAGGTGGAAAAGTCACTTTAGTATTATCAGCAATTTCGGGATTAATTGCGTTATTTCCGCACCTGAATCAAGGTCTGGAAGAAGCTGACGAAATTGCCAGATTATCTGCGCTTTCAACGGAAGATTTAAACAAAGAATATGTTAGGTTGCAAGGTGAGTTGAAAAAGACCATCAAATTTATGGAGGACTATGCACCACTTGGAGTGGAAAAAGAAAAGTCCATGAAACAACAGGTGGCTGTACAAGGAGCACTTATTGAAGCAATCAGGCTTGAATTAAAAGAAAGAGAAAAAATTGCAAAGGCAGACGAGATAGTTATAGACATGGCATATGATAAATTTGAAGCCATGAAAATGACTAATAAGGAGTTGAAAGCATATACAGATCATATGTTCAAGACTCAGGGCGCCCATCAAAAGCTATTGAACCAAATGCGTCAGGAAAAGAAAGTCAGGTACTCTCAAGCTGAACATGCTTTGGAATCGGTAAGGGCAGAAAGTGCGGAGAAATACAGAGGTATTGTTCAAAATACTTTAAATGATCTTGGCTATTTAATGGACAAAGAAGCTGAACAGCGAAGGTTATATGGTGAAGGAATGGTAATGGGGCAGGAAGCACAAGATTTGAGAGATAAATTCCATCAAGAAACAATGGATCAGATCCAAGCTGAAATTGATTTAAGGAATCAAGCATTGCAAACTATAATTTCTACTGTAAAAGCCACTGGCGATATTCTTTATCAAGAAGGGATAATGGGGTTTGAGGCAATGAGAGCTCTGGCTTATGCGGAAGCTCTGATTAATGCTCACGTTGCCGCGACGAAGGCCATGGCGAGTCTACCTCCACCTTTCAATATTGCGGCCGCCGCGGCAAGTTATGCTTATGGATTGGCACAGGCAGTTCAAATCAGGAACATGGAGCCTCCAAAACGTAGGCGTGAAAAAGGTGGATCAGTGATGGCCGGTCAATCTGTTTTGGTTGGTGAACGTGGTGCTGAGATGTTTACGCCTAATACCGCAGGATCAATTACATCCAATGATGCGATAGGATCAGCTAATGTGACTTTCAATATTAATGCAGTAGATGCGAAAGGTATTGATCAACTTCTTTATGCAAGGCGAGGGTTCATTGTCAGCATGATAAATAAGGCATTAAATAGAGAAGGGAAAAGGAGCCTAGTAACATTATGAGTGGAACATTTCCGTTGACACCCAAATTCAGGTCTTTAAGGGTTGCCAGTGTTCAGCCAACTTTGAGGAGCAGGACAGTTTCTGGAAGAAGACAAGCGAGACAAATTGCAGGGCAATATTGGAGGATGGTTGCGACTTTTCCACCTATGAGTAGAGAAGATTTTTCACCCATTTTGGCTTTTATAATTTCTCAACGTGGAGCTTTTGATACTTTTATTTTACAGCCAACTGTTCATAAGGATACTCAAGGGAATCCCGGTGGATCTCCAAAAGTAAAATTGGGAAGCCAAACAGGTCGAACAGTGAATACTGATGGATGGACAGCTAATCAGATTGTAATGAAGGCTGGCGATTTTGTTAAATTTTCAGGACATGCAAAAGTTTATATGCTGACAGGGGATGTG